TCAACGCCTACTTGTCTTACGGGTATAATGATGCGTACGCGGATAACGTCTCACTAATCCTATTGACTCACTCCATTCAAAAGCAGGAATTCCTTGTTCATCAAATTTAAATGTTCCTATGATTCCACTCTGACTTGAATTAGCTTGACCTGATTGAAAGTAAAATAATCTGTATTGACTTCTTTCTCGAATAACCATACTAGAAAGAGTATAGTCAGCAATATTATCTAATATTTCATTTATTCTTGGTAAAATTTTTCTACTAATAGAACCAATTTCAATATCACCAATTCTAGCTGTTCCAGCAACTGTTCTTAAACCATCAGGTGCTAGAAAAATTAAATCTCCACCTATTTCCTGAATTGTATTTCCATCTATACAACCTATATTTTTGGTTATAGATTTAAGTATAGGGTCAGAATCAAGGCTTGTCAACTCAAATATACTATTTTTACAAAAAATAATAAGAGTATTTCTGAAGACTTTAATACCTACAATAATATCTCCAACATCAATTGTTCCTGAACCAGTAGCTTCAAAATCATAAGGTTTTAAACGACCACTATAAGCAACAGTACTTGTTGATACAGATTGTCCAGCTACAACTAATCGTTCTGAAAAGATAGTACATCTTTTAGGATTAACTGGAGCTGACCTTTGTAGTTCTTCAAAGTAATAAGTATTAACTCCACCTGAAGTTGTAATCTGAAATTCAGCTACTTTATTGGTGCTATCAACAATATATAAAGTTCCATAAGCACCATTTGATTCATAGTTAGCAAACTGATTATTAGCTTGATTTGTTCTTGCAACTGTTGTAGCACTTGCTACTTCAGCAGAAGTCATTCCACTTCTATAAATAGTTTGACCACTAGCAGTAGATACAACTTCAATATCTAATGTTAAATTTGTATTATCGGTAATAGATAAAACTCTATATGTAATACTATTAATTTTTACTCTATCATCTACAGCTAATTCAGTTGTAAATGATGTTCCAGTTCCAACAACTGCTGCTGAACTTGCAGTTACTGCAACTGTACCAGTTAAACTTTTATAAGTATCTTTATTAATTTGAAGCCAAGTAATACCATCTGTACTCCAATAAATATTATTACCTTGACAAGCAATAACTCCATTAGCATATGGAACTATTCCTGTTATAGCATCTGTAGTTGTACCACTTGGACTGGTTGCACTTCCTGCACCCCATTTTGTAAAACCATTTATTCTTCGATAGCCACCTGTTGTAGCTGATTCAAAGTTTTGTAAAATAGTTGCTGCTCCAGGTGTTCTAAATAATGCATGAGCACTTGAAACTAAATCTAAACCTCCTGCAACTGTAATGGAAGCTCCTTGTGTTGGCATTTAAATTTTCCTTATGGTAACAAATATGTAAATCTTACGTCTGACATATATTGTGGTTGTGGTGAATTTAAATTATCAGCCATTGACTGTAATCCTTTTTTATATTCGTCTAATGCTAATTGTGATTGAGCTATATTATCTTTAAATTGATAAATATAATATCTAGCTCTTGCTAATAAAACTGTTTTATATTGTTCTGGAAATGCCACTTCATCTGTATCTGCAGATAAAGCAGTTGGTCTATCATATGCAAAGAAATGTATATTATAAACTTTATCAGGTATAGGAGATAACCCAAATCTTCTACCATCAGAACTTCTTATAACTCTTAATGGTACTCCATATTGAGCAGTTCTAGCATCAGCTTCTTCTGCTTTTGCATAGCTATTTCTCCAAACTGTTAAAGTTGTAAATGCTAATTTATTAATTGTAAAAGGTGAAGCAGTATCTACAAGAGTAAACATATCCCAATTTACTGAATCAAAATCACTATCTACACCTGTAGAACCAGCTTTTGATAAATACCATCTTTTTCCAACTTCTGTTGCAATAACAGTATTTCCATAATAAGGGTCATCAGGTTCATCAGCACTTAACCATGACCAATCATCAACAGCATCTACTATATCAGAGTAAGCTCTATTTACACAATTTGCAACTTGTTTTTGTACACCTACTCCACTAGAAATTGCTGTAAGTTCTGGTTCGTTAAGTTCTACTAATAATTCATTAGTTAATGCTAAATAGGTCTTTGCCATAATACTTCTTCTTATTTACAATCTGAATGGTCGCAATCTGATAACTCATCAATTGCTTCGTCAATTTTTTCTATAATCATTTCTTCTTTAGCTTCTAACTTTTGAAGTTCTGCGAAATGTTTTTTAAGCTTTTTTAAAGCTTCTTTCATTGGATTCCTTTTTAAAATTAAGTGGCTATAATAAGTACCACAACAACTACTGCTACTGCAATAGAAACTTTTTTATGTGCTACTATGTAAGACCATGCTTTTTTCATATGTTCCATATATAATCCTTTATTTAAAAGACAGGGGGTATATTGCAACCCCCTATCTAGCTGTTAGGTTTAATACTAACAATAACGTCTAGACTAATTAATTAGGCTATAACGTAAATTGTTCTTCCTATACAATTAGTTCTAAGAACTTTTCTTCCGAAAACAAGTAATCCTCTTACTATGTCAGCGAAAGTAGTAGTACTTCTTAAACTTTCAACAATCTTCAATTGAGATGCACACGAAACTGCACTCATTTGACCCCATGTCGCCACAGGAGCAGTTGCTGTCCCAGCAGGTGAAGCACCTGTTAGGTCATTTGTTGCTAGATTATTTGATTTATACATTTGGAAACCTCTAACGAGACCACTTGCAACTAATCCATTTCTAAGACTACCTTTACCAGCGTTGTAATCAACTGATAATAGTTTAGAAGCTGTGTTAGCTAAAGATTCGTACCACTCAGGTGCTCCAACAAACCAACGACCTTCTTCAGGTGCGTTTTGTCTGTCAAGAAAAAAAGAGGCTTGACTCATCTCATTTAAAGGGTCAATTTGCGGACTAGTAAAACCAATGCTGTCAGGCGTGGCTGTACTTCCTTGTCTAGTAGCACCGATAGATGAAGCGTCAAGACCTAGGTATGTAAAGACATTACTGTCTAAAGCATCTCTTAGTTTGTATGCTGCATTGTCTGATGCAATAGATTGGAAATTGATATGTGAAAATCTCTTTTCAATATCATCTAGTGCGAATTGAAAGTATTTAGCTTGGTCTACTGTGAGAACAAGCTCGTTGTCAGTAAGAGCAGTAGCTGTCGTTGCGAGACCTCTAGTATAATCACTTACTGTTATTTGTGGTTCTTGTACTATATTGACTGTGTCTCCAAAGTTTTTAATTTCACCCATATAGTCTGTGTTACAGATTGCTTCTGCAACAGATGCTTTACGTAGTGCTATTTGAACTTTCTTGGAATATATTTGAGGTACCCAAAAGGCATTCTCCTGAGTTCCTGTAGGTGTTTCTCCACCAAAGTTAGTAGTACTTGAACCTGCAAAATTTGCCATAATTTATGACTCCTTTTTGTTTGGTTGATAAAAATGGTAGTTTTACTAATCTCTAGTAATTCTACCTTCTCTCTGAGCCATCAGAATAGATTTCTCATTTCTTTCAAACTCAGCGTCTGACATTTTTTCAAAGTCAGAACTTTTAAAGATAACTTTATTATTCGTTGGTGGTTGAATTTGTTCGTTAGTTTTAACTAACAAATCAGCACCTTGAGTAACTCTTTTATCTTCTGTGGCTTTTTTATCTAATCCAAGTCCTCGGTCTTTCTTATACAGGTCAACTGCTCTTGCAGCAAGTTTACCATCTGAAGTATTCTCATAAACCCACTTCTTAATTTCCATGGGTTGTGTGTCTGCCCAATTATGAAAATCATCTGATTCTTTAATTTGATTAAAGTCTGGATGAAATTTCGATAACTCTAATTGAGCTTCTCTCTGTGATAAAGCTGTGTTAGCTTTTTTCAAAGAGTTAACTTCTTCCTGCAAACCTTTCATCTCTGTTTGAGATTGCAAGTGAGATACAGTTTCCACCACGCCATAAATGTCAGGGTAATCTTTTTTAAAAGCACTAAGTTCATCAGCACTTTTAGGTGGGGTGTACTTAGGTCGGTTATCTCGAAGCTGTGCTTTGAGGTCTCCTTCTTTGTTACTCCATTCACCAAGTTTCCTATCATAATAACGCTTTAGGTCATCATATCTTTTTTTATAGTCAACTTTTGTATAAGGTTTAGCTTCAACATTACTTAATGGTGAATCTTCGACCTTATCCGAAGTGGCTGTAGAAGAAGGTGATAAAACATTTGGGTTCGCACTATTTGTTGTAGTGCTACTTGCGTAGTTAAATCCTGTCTTCTTCTCAGGGTCAGGCTCGACTGGTCCACTATCCGCATTTGGTACTGGTTTTGGCATTACGTCTGCTGTATGCCAATACTTTTTGCGATTATATGGATTCGCCTCGACTTCATTAGTTGTTCCTTCGTTTTCTTTATTATTCATAAAATCCTCCTTTGGGCTTCTTTTACTGAAGGTAGCAAAAAAAGGTGATTAATTTAAAACGAAGCTACAAGGGCTTCTATTACAAAAATAGAAGGTAGCTTGTTTATCTAGAGTACCTACTCTAAATTCTGTTATACTATGGTTTCATCTACTGCAAGTTCTGCAGTTTCTTCTTGATTAACCATACCAGCATCATAAGCTTCTTCAGCTTGTGCCATCATTTTTCTTAATTTATCAATGCCGATATTCTTAACAGCTTTTGCTGTAAATACAAATTCGCCATCTGACAATAATGCTGGGATTGAATCTGAAGTTCCTGTTCCAGGTCCTTCTACTAATTCATCTTCTGTAAATTCTGTTGCAACCATTTTTGGTAAAATGGCTTCTAATTCTGGATACATTTCTATAGCAGCATCCACGACTACTTCTTCTTCTTCACTTAACATTGAAGTATCTAAAACACTTTCTGCATCTTCCATAGCTACATCTTCTTCCATAGCTACATCATCTGCAACAATCTCATCTTCAATCAATGGTTCTTCCATTCCTACTGGAGCCATTAAAGGTTCTTCAACAATTTCTTCTTCAGCAATCACTTCATCACCTTCTGCATAAGCTTTATAATCTCTTCGTCTATCATATTTTTCTTCAAGAGCTGCTCTTCCACCTAAAGCTATTTTTTGTCTAGATAAAGGTTCTTCTTCAGCAATTTGAAATTCATCCATGTAACCACCAAGAGCTATTTTACTTCTAGCTTCTGCTGCAGTTTTAGCTCCTATCTTTTTAGATTGTGTAGGACTATATGTTATATCTTTTAAAAAACCAATAGGACCACCATGAGCTGCTTTTTTAACTTCAGTACCTTTTGAATATCTAGTTCTAGATTTAGATAAACCTCTTTGAGGTAAACCTTCCCTAGCAGATTCAGGAGTATTTACATCATAAGGTGTAATTCCTTTATCTTCTTTTCTAGTATCTTTAAGATAAGGTGGCATAGACATTAATCCACCTGTAGCCATGTTAATGGGTTTTGACATATTTCTATCCTATAATGTTATTATAACAACTAATTGTTAATTAGTCAACACTACCTTTAACTATTTCTTTAACCTGCTGGGGTAGGTTCTGTAGTCTGTCCAGCAAATTCCATTTCCCCTGGCATTGATACATTACCTGGTCCGATTGGGCTTTCGCCAACTCCAGAGTTGTTTGGTGCTGTACCTTCTTGAGGTACTCCTCCATTACCTTCCATTGGTCCGAGTTGACCAGGTGCAGGAGCTTGTGAGCCATTTGGTTTGTTAGCATTCTGATATCCTATAATTTTCGCATAAATTTCTGCTTCATCTTTAGAGTTAATTATTTCATCAGGGTCTAAATCTAAAGAGTATGCTAACTCTTTAATGATTTCCGAGATTCTAACAAATGGAGCAATCGCAGGATTTTGAATAGTTTGTAAGAACATTGTCAGTCTTTGAGAACGAACTTCTTTTCTCATCAAACTAGAACTTCCTGTCGCTTTAATTTCCAAATCTCCTACAATTGGTAAATCACCTTCATAGAATTGCATATTCCATTGGAACATTGATTCTCCTAAAGGCTTAATTAGTTGGTCGTCAATATTTTTTATAACTGTTTTTATATTTAAAGATGCAGCACCCATAAGCATTGACATACCTGATGCTGTTCTTGTCATACTTTGAACTCCTGTTTGTCCATGTGAGTATGATGGTATTCCTGTTGATTCATCTGCAAGTTGTCTGAACTTATCAAACATCTGCATATTTTCTGTAGCAGTATTTGGAAACTTAATTCCATAAATTGCTTGACCAGGAACTCCTGCTTGTCTTTTAAAAATCTTACCAGGATAAACTTCCATGCTTTGATTATTAACTAAAGCAGATTCATCTATATCAAAAACTAAATTTCCAGCTAAAGCTAAATTATCAATTGCCATTCTTGCATGACCATTCATAATTTGTTGAGCATCATCCATATTTTCTGGAACACCTATTCCAAAAAAGTTATAAGGATTTTTTTCATAAGGAAAAGATTGATAAGGAAGTCTAAAAGGTTTAAATGGATTTTCAACAATTCTAATTATTTTATTTTTACACATCCAAACATTAACTTGAACTTCTGTTGTATCTGCAATATCAGGGTCTATTGTTAGACCTTGTTCTTTTGCAGTCATAGCATCAATGGTTCCCCAATATTCTAAAATTTCATATCTGTTTTTTTCTATATCTCCAGTCGAACTTCCTTCTAAATCTATATTTTGTTCCCAACTTAATTTTTGATAAGCAGGACCATCAGCTAAACATTCTTCAATTTTTTCTTTACTAAAATAAGGTCTATTGATTAAATCTAAAAATTGATGTCGGTTAACTCTGTGTCTTTGAATAACAAATTCACACTCATCCATATTTCTAGCATTAGGGTCTGGGTAGAAATCCCAAATACTAACAAATTCTACTTTTGGAACTTTAATAAAATCAGGAGTATATTCTCTAGCAGTACCATTTCCTGTTCCTGTATATTTATGTACAGTTTTATTATAAGTAAATGGACCTTTTAAAATTCCTGTTCCTAATAAACAAGATTCAAAGATAGCATTACGTAAAGTAACATTACCATTTGATTCTTCTAATTGGTCGTGAATAAGTTTTTCTAATCTTCGTGCAGCAATTTGTGCAGGTTTAATTTGAGGGAATTCTGGAAGATGTCCAGGTCCTTCTGATAATTCAGCTTTTTCTAATTCAGGTTCTAATCCACCTAAGAAACTTTCATTTAAAGAATCAAAGGTAGCACCCTTTGCTAAAGGTTTACCATCACCAGGAAATCCTAAATTAGAAGTAGGACTCATAGGTTGACCAGGAGTGTATTCTAAATTTCCTTCAACAGTTGGAGTCGGTTGTATATTATCATCCCCCATTTGTTCTTTAAGAGGATTCATATGTGCGTATTGAGCAATACCTTCTGGAACTTCTGTTTCTTGAATGACTAATGGAAATTTACCCATTCCAAATAGTACATCTATAATTTGTCCATAAGCTGCTAAAACTTTAGTCTTAGTAACTTTAACAAAGACTCTAGATTTTTCATGTTGAGTAAAATGAATATCTTTATAATATCTTCCACGATAATTATGATAAGCTTGTAGCCATCTATTCTCATCATCATTTCTCGTATCTTTACAAGCTTGAAATTTTTTATTAATTAAACCAACAAGAGCATCATAACCCTCTTCTGCAACTTCTTCAGTTTGCATAAGTTGATTCTGTCTATCAGCAGCAGGTAGTAAAGCCATATAATTTAAACCTTCTAATATTGATATATATTAATAATAATACACTTATTATTGTCGTTTGTCAACAATCTTTTTAATTTCTATAATGACAGATGTAGGTATTAAAGTTGTATTTGCAATCTCATCTATAGACCCTTCTTCCTTTTCTGATAGAGAATAATCACCAAAAATCCTTGTTAAACCTTTCTTTTGTGAAAGTAGATGTCCTTTAGTTACACAAGGAGGAAGCTTTGCTTTCTCACAAGCTGATATACTTTGCCAATTGGAATCTGAAACAATATCATACCAATGGACTTCAACAAGAGGATACTTGTCAATTTCTCTTTTAGCTTTTGTATTTATTTTAATCTTCCTGCGGTTCACTAAAATGCTTCCTATCTTTCAATACTTTATAATTATGATTGTGTTGGTCTGTTTTTACTTTACCATAAGTTTGAAACTTACCATTCCCATGAATTGTTTTATCTCTACACCAATCTACAATCTGGTCTTTCTCACCATTATTATCAGAACATCTAAATATACTTAGCTTATATTCTTGTTCAATATTAGGGTCTTTAATATATTCAAGAAGTTCTTCATATGACATAATTTTATTGTACTTCTTATTTGTTAATTTATTTATAAATGTATATAGTGGCATATTAAATAAAATGAATTACTTTAAAGATAAGATATAAGGTAATAAAGATAAACATCATAAACAGAAAGACTTCTTCTGGAAAATTCATCATACCATTAAATCATTTAATTCAAATTCTAATCCTTCTAATTCTGGTGGTTTACCTTTTGGATAAGTGGGATGGATTACAAACTTCTCACCTGTTTCTTCATTCGTACATCCTGCAACTAACCAATCAAATTTAAAATCAGTATCGGTTACAAACTCTCGCATGACTTGATAAGTCTGGTCAGGATGTTGACTTAATAATTCAGTACGACATTCATCCATAGTTTTATACCATCCTTTCATTTCAAAATTCTGTTGTGTTATAACTGGGTCGCTGCCAATTAAATAAGCTAGTATTAATATTTTAAACATTAGTAACCAAATACCCTATCTGAAGGTACCCATTTTTTTACTTGATTCATTCTTTCATAAACACTAGGGGTTCTAGGTCTAGACATAATTAAATATCTTAATGCATCATAAGCATGGTCTGAAGCTTTAGTATCTACATCTTCAGGTCTATTAGGGTCTACAGGTATTCCCTGTAGTTCTCTAATTAAATTAGGACAAGTCTTAAAGATAATCATTCTTGGTCTTCCTTTCTCATTAAATTTTAATCGTTCATGTATTTGTATTTTTCCTTGAATTCTATTCTTATCAGCTCTTCTAAGTTTATGTCCTGCTGTTGTTAAGACTTCACCTACAGTCGGACCTGTTGTGCCAGTCCTTGCCCAAGCTGCACTATCTAAAACTCCTTGTGGAGAAAGCTTATCTTCTTTTTCATATATGACAAATAAGTTTAGCTAAGTCATCTCCTGTTAAACCTTTTTTATATAATTCTCTATAAACAATTAAGGTTTCATCTGTTGGGTCTAAAGCTGCCCATATAACTGCAGACTCTGCTGCATAACCATAGTCAATTCCTTTTATTCTTTGCCAATGTTTAGGTAACTCATATGGAGCTACACAATGTTTATCATATTCAAATTCAGCAAAAGCAGCTCCTTCGGAAACATCCCAGTTCCCATCTAAGAGTTGTCTTCTTTGAACTGGTGGTAAAGATTGTAACATCTTTTCATATTTACCATCTAAGGCTAAATATGGATTATCATCTAATCGTGCTGGTATAAATTTTCTTGTTAATTCATCAACACCAGTAAAACTATTATTAGGAGGTGCTGGGTCTAGATATCT